TGCTGTCGCGCGACGACAAGTACTCCCACAACGGCACGCTCAAGTACATGATCACCGGCAAGACCACCTCGATCAACGAGAAGAACCTGCCGCTGCGCGACGAGCGCAACCACATGAATGCGACGTTTCTCTCGAACGAGCCGCAGCCGATCCCGATCGAGCTGGAGGACCGGCGCTTCATGGTCATCGAGGCGCGGCGCAAGCAGGACCCTGCGTTCTATGCCGACGTGCAGCGTTCCATCGCAGCCGGTGGCATCCAGGCGTTCTATCACTTCCTGCTGAACCTGCCGCTCGACGGCTTCAACGAGCATACCAAGCCGCCGATGACGCTGGCCAAGGAGCGCGTGATCGAGTTCGGCTTGGCCGGATGGATGTCGTTCCACCGTGCCTGGAAGGACGGCTACCTGGATGCGCCCTATACGTCATGCCTCTCCGAGGACCTGTACATCATCTACAAGCGGTGGTGCGACAAGAGCGGTGAGAAGCCGCTGACGCTGTGCAAGTTCGCCGGCCTGATCGGTAGTCGCGAGACCAAGTCAAAGAAGAGCGTCGCGGTCGACAGCAAGCACAAGAAGACCCGAATGGTGTTCGTGGTGGACAACCCCGATTTCCCGGACCCATTGGATGAGCAGATCGCCAAGTTTAGGAAGCTCGGCGACGTTCGTGCGGACCGGGCATTGCAGGGTTAAGCAGGGTAGGGAGTAAACCCTGCAAGCCGCAGAGCTAGTCTCCATGCGGGTTTCAGCAGGGTATGCAGGGTTTGCGGGGTTTAGCGCACGTAGGCGCGAAAACGATGTTGATATGCCGATGTGTTTTTTTTAATGCTCACATCTAAAACAACCCTGCAACCCTACATACCCTGCCAAGAGTCAGTATCCATGCGGGTTCGAGACTTGCAGGGTTTGAATAACAGGCTGCAAAGCCGGAAAAAGGAGTGAAACGATGCGAATGAATCTGCGAACCGACTTCCCGGCTGTAGCCGCACGGATCGAGGAACTGGGCCGACGCGGTCCGATCGTGGCTGCCATCGCGCTGACCCGCACGGCCAAGGACGTGCAGGCCGCGATTAAGGCAGAGATGAGCTCGGTATTCGATCGTCCGACACCGTACGCGCTCAACGGCACGTTCCTCAAGCCTGCCATCAAGACCAGCCTCGAGGCGCGCGTCTGGGTTAAGGACAACCCGTTTGGCAAGGGCACGCCGGCTGACCGCTTCCTCGGGCCGCAAATCTTCGGCGGCAACCGTGGGCTCAAAGGCATGGAACGCCTGCTGCAGGCCAACGGAATGATGCCGAAGGGCTGGTTCGCCGTGCCTGGAGACGGCGCCACGCTCGATGCGAACGGCAACGTGCGCCGTGCCCAGATCACCCAGATGCTGTCGCAGCTGAAGGTGCAGCGCGGAGCTGGTCACGAGTCGCGGGCTTCGGGCAGCACGCGGTCGAATCGAACCATTGCACGCCAGGGCGTGACGTACTTCGTTCTGCCAAACGGTAACCGCGGCCTGCCACCAGGTGTGTACATCAAGCGTCGCTTCGCACACGGCACGGCCATCAAGCCGATGTTTGTGTTCGTGCAGCAGGCGCAATACAAGACGCGCCTGCGCTTCCACGAGATCGGCCAGGCCACCGTCGAAGCCAAGTTTGCTACGCACTTTGACGCTGAATTTAATCGCCCGCGTTCGGGCTCAACCTGACCCCCCGGGGGTTAGGTTCTTCCTGGAGCAGGGCTAGCAAGGGTAATTCAGGCCACGTCATCGCACTAGCAGAACCCAAAAACATTTCCTGACAACTGACCTGACAACGACGAAATATGACGCAAAACCTGACAACCATCGCCGACTGGGCAAAGCTGCAAGGCATCTCGCGCCAGTCCGCGTACGACGCGGTGACCAGGTGCGGCATCCCGGTGACCGATGGGAAGGTCGACCCGGAGTACGCGACGCACCTCTACAAAAAACATACCCGCCCGCGCGCGAACGGCCAACGCCCTGACCCCATGGCAAGTGGGGCGCAGCCCGACACACCGGCGGGTACGGGAGGTCCGGAGTCTGTGACCAAGGTCCCGGGGTACGACAGCAGTCGCGCGCGCCGGGAGGCAGCGGAGGCAGCAGCTGCCGAGATCAAGCTCGCCGAGATGTCGGGTCGGTTCCTGCTCAAGGACGACGTCGATTCGGCTGTGTTCGAGGCGGCACGTGCACTGCGTGACGGGCTGCTCAACTGTGCACGTCGCATCGCTGCAGACGTGGCGCCGTTGCGTACCGCCGAGGAGTGCGAGGAAGTCATCGAGCGCGAGCACCGGATTCTGCTCGAGAGCATGGCGCATTCGTTCAATGAGCGACTGGACGTCCAGCTCGAGGAGCACGCAGGATGATTGGCCTGACCTCGGCTGCGACGATCGTGCGTCCGGCGATCGCGCGCGGGCTGCAGCCGGACCCGAACATGACGGTTGACGAATGGTCAGACCGGTACATGGTGATCCCGAAAGAGTCGGGCGCCAATGAGGCCGGCAAGTACCGCACCGACCGCACGCCGCATGCGCGCGAGGTGATGCGCGCGCTGTCTGACAAGCACTGGTGCAAGACCGTTGCGCTGATGGGCGCATCGCAGATGCTCAAGACGCAGGTCGGTCTGAACTGGTTTTGTTCGACAGTGCACCAGTCGCCGGCAAACTTCCTATGGATACTGCCGACTGGCAAGCTGGCCAAGCGCACCAGCGCGCGCGTGAGTAAGACCATTGCGGCCGTGCCCGAGGTGCGTGACCGCGTGGCCGCGCCGCGCTCCCGCGATGCTGTCAACACGCTCGATAACAAGGAATACATCGGCGGCTCGCTGCATATCGTCACCGCCGGCGCGGCGGCTAACTTGTCCGAGATCCCGGCGCGCCGCGTGCTGTTCGATGAGGTCGACCGCGCCAACGCTAACGTGAACGGCGAGGGTGACCCGGTCCAGCTGGCGAAGGCGCGCCAGACATCGTTCGAGCGCAATCGCAAGTCGTACTTCCCCAGTTCGCCGACGATCACTGGCCAGTCGATCATCGAGAACCTGTACCTGCAGGGTACGCGCCAGGAAGCGCTGGCCGACTGCGTGCACTGTGGACAGGAGCAGCCGCTGGTGTTCGAGCGCCTGCAGGAGGACGACGCCGGCCAGGCGATCTATCCGTGCAGCGCATGTGGCGCCGTCATGTACGAGACCGACAAGAACAATATGTTTCGCCGCGGCGCGTGGTCGACCGGCGTACCTGGTGATGGGGAGACGGTCAGCTTCACGATCAATGCGATGTTCACGCCGTACGGCTGGCTCACCTGGACTGCCCTGCTGCGCGAGTATCGCGCAGCCCGGGCTAAGCTGGACGAGGGCAGCGAAGAGCTGATGATCGTGTTTTACAACACGCGCCTCGCGCGGTGCTGGGAGCGGAAGAAGGAACAGACTAAGGCGACTGAACTCAAGGCCCGGGCCGGTGGCTACAAGCTGGGCACCGTGCCGATGCGCGGCCTAATCCTGACCGCCGCTGTCGACACGCAGCCTGACCGCCTCGAGCTCAAGGTCGTGGCCTGGGGCGAAGGTATGGAAGACTGGATCATCGACTACCAGGTGGTGTCAGGTTCGCCGACCGAGCAGGCGACGTGGGACGCACTCGATGCGCTGCTGCTGGGCCGGTATCAGCATGCCGGTGGGCGCATGCTCGGCATCGCCGCCACGTTCATTGACTCTGGCGGCGCTAATACGCAAGACGTCTATAACTTCACCCGCACGCGTCAGCACCGCCACATCTATGCGATCAAGGGCGCATCGACCTACAACAAGCCGATCCTCTCTGCCAAGCCAACGCTTGTAGACGTGAACTGGATGGGCAAGGTCATGCCGCACGGCGCAAAGCTGTGGCTTATCGGTACCGACACGGCCAAGGATTATCTCGCAAGCCGCTACAAGGTGGCCGAAGGACCGGGCGCCACCCACTTCCCGGAGGGCCTGCCGGATGACTACTACGATCAGCTCACCGCCGAGTACAGCATCACTGTCTACAAGCGCGGCCGCAAAGTCACTGTGTGGGAGAAGAAGAAGAGCGCCCGCAACGAGGCCGGCGACTTGATGGTCTACAACCTGGCCGCTGCGCAGTATCTCGGCCTGCACAAAAAGACTCCCCACCAGTGGCAGCTGGTGCGCGAGAAGGTCAACCCTGTCACGTCCGACCTGTTCCACGATGCCGGCCCCGTCGACCAGGCAGCCCCGGATGGTGATCAAGCCACCACTGTCATTACGCCACTACCAACTACAACAGCGCAACCAGCAAACGAACCATGGAAACCGAAACCGCCCTCGACCCCATCACCCCACCAGCGTCGGCCAGTCGGGAGGCAGTGGTGACCGCTGCGCTGCTTGACAACGCAGACCTAATTGACAAGATTTTCGAGTTCATTCAAATCGAGTTTCCCGAGATGCGTGACAAAGCCTTCGCGCTTAAGGAGCTGGCACGCCGGGAGTTCGCCGGCATCGAGACGTATATCCCACGACGATCGCAGGCTGAACGCGACCGCATCGTGGCCGAAGTCATGGTGTTGTTCAACGGGCGCAACGCGACGGAGGTGGGCCGCCGGCTCAACATCAGCAGGGCGTCGGTCTACCGCATCATCAAGACGCCCGGCACCAAGAAATAAAATCTCAGTTTTCCGAGAATTGAGACAGCCATATCGCTACCGTGGGCGGCATGGCTATCTCTCAATCAGACATTGACGCTCTCGACGCCGCGATTGTATCCGGCGCGCTCTCGGTCGAATTCGACGGACGGCGTATTACCTACCAGAACACGGCGCAGCTAATCGCTGCCCGGGCACATGCGGTGCAGGTCATCAGCGGTAGCCTCCGGCGTACCGTTCCTTACATCTTTGGCTTCCGCTTCACAACGAGTCGGGGCGACTGATGGTCAACATCATCGATCGCGTCATCGGCTTCGTCAGCCCGCAGGCAGGGATCGCGCGCCACTTCGCACGTCGCCAGTTGCAGCGTGCGTACGAGGCGGCCAGCCCGCGCGACACGTGGCGTCCCCGCCGTGCTGGCGCCAGCGCGAACGCTGATCACCAGGCAGATGCCAAGGCGCTACGCTCCAAGGCGCGCGCCCTGGTGCAGAACGTCCCGTACATCTGGGCCGGCATGGATGGCCTGGCGGTGGCGACGGTCGGCGCGGGCATCATCCCGCGCGCCACCGGCAAGGACAAGGACAAAATCAACGAGCTGCTCACTGCTTGGTTCAAGGTTTGCGATGCCGATGGTCGCTTCGACTTCTTCGGATTCGTGAAAGCCGCCTACATGGCGATGGAACAGGATGGCGAAGTCCTGGTGCGCAAGCGCACCCGCAGCGCCAGTTCGGGTATGGCGGTGCCACTCCAGTTGCAGCTGCTCGAAATCGACTGGCTCGACAGCGCACGCTCGGGCACGCTCAACGGCAACTCAATTGTCAACGGCATCGAGTATGACGTGCTCGGCGCGGTCGCCGCTTACTACCTGTGGGACCAGCACCCGGGCGATGTCGCTGCAGTGCGCGGTCGGTCGCAAAGCCAGCGCGTGCCGGCAAACCAGATCATCCACCTGTACAACCCGGGCCGTCCAGGGCAGGGCCGGGGCTTCACGCGCCTAGCGCCAGTGATCGCGCGCGTGCGCGACCTGCAGCTGTATGAGGACGCGGAGATGTCGCGCAAGAATCTGGAAGCCCGTCTGTCGGTGCTGGCCAGTGGCGACATCAGCGGCTCGGAGAACCCTGCCAGCATGGGCAACGCAGGTGACGGCCAGCCGAGCGGTCACCACGACCTGGGCGAGTTGGGGGGCGGGAGCATCGTCGGCATGCCGCCGGGGATGAACTTCACGGTCATCGAGCCGAAGGCGGCACCGGGCTACGTCGAGTACGTCAAGTTCCAGCTGCACCTGATCGCGGCGGGTATCGGCGTGCCGTACCACTTGCTCACCGGCGACATGAGCTCGGTGAACTTCAGCAGTGCCCGCGTGAGGCTGCTTGACTTCCGCCGTGCTGTCACGCAGATGCAGTGGCTGACTCTGATCCCGAAGCTGCTGGTGCCGATCCATGATGCGTTCATCGAGCATGCGTACTTGGCTGGCCAGATCAAGTCGCGTGACAAGGCAGTCGACTTTAGTCCGCCGAAGTGGGATTACGTGAACCCGCAGCAGGACGTGCAGGCCGACTTGGCCGAGATCAGCGGTGGCCTGTCGAGCTTCAGCGAAAAGCTGCGGCAGCGCGGATACGACCCGGAGGTCGTGTACACCGAGCTTGCGAAGGACATCGCTAGGCTGAAAGAATTAGGCATTCTCGACACGATGCTGTTTATGCAGCGGGGAAATATGCCGACGCCGCCTGCCGATAGTGCTGCCACATGACACACCTGCATATGGCCACGGCCGTCTCGAACATTCGAGTCTATGACGGGCCGGGCGGCTACGAGGCACGTCGAGCGTACCTGGGAATCATTACGGTGAGTCATCTAACCGACACCACAGTGTACGTGCACGGTGCCGTTGGACATATCGACCGTGCGACATACGAGAGCGCACTGAACCTGCTCCGTGATCTCGGCGTCACCACGGTGATGTTCGAGCGGCGCGGACGAATGAAAACCATCAAGCTGGAACCAATCAACAAGGCTATCTAGAAATATGGCGATCACCCAGCAAGCAGTAAAACTTCGCCCCAACGAGGCATACAACGGCGGCTCGTCCGGACTGCGTACCTGCTGGTACAAATTCGAATTCGACGCTCCGTTCGACCAGGTTCAGCACTTGATCGGCAGCAAAGTTCTTTCGGGTACGATTGGCACATACAAGGTGCAATTTGCCGTGACCGACGCGATTGCCGTCGATACGGGGAATAACGCATGGGTGCCTATGCGCGCCGGCGTTGCTTATAACGACAAATCCGCGAACGGCTGGAAAGACGCCACATTCAGTGGTGCTGCGACAAAACAAATCGGGCTGGCGCCAAACGTTGGCAATAACAACGGGTGCATCCACATGTCGACTGACGTGATGGACTTGGCGAGCGTGCCGCGAGCCGACGGCAAACCGGGCGGAATCTTGCTCGTAAAGGTCGTTCAGATCGATTCGGCCGGCGGCTACACGCAAGGCAGCAGTAACAGCAGCGCCTGGGACTCCGCTCGAGGCGTCCAACCGTGGTTCCGTGAGTGGTTCTGTAACGCCCAAAGTAACGTGGACGGTATCGCGAATTTGGCTACTCTGCCTTCGGGCACGCCGTTCAACGGTGACTATGCGTTTCCTGGGACGCCGATCGTCACCAACACGGCATCGGCCCTTCCTACGGAATTGCTGTTGTTCACGGGCGATAGTCGCAAGTCTGCTGCCTACAACATCAATCGATTTGCCAGTCCGGCGCGCATGGCGGCCATGTCGCTCAGCACGCCGGCGCGGCCAATCAGTACAGTCAATGCCGCCGGCTCGGGGCATACGCAAGCAAACTATTTGCTGCTGGCCCTGGACCAGATTGAGGCGGGCGTGCGGCCGACCGTCATCCACTTACCTGGGTTCAGCCAGAACGGGTTTTCCTCATTCGCCAATTTCAAGACGGCGAATGACAACTTCATGGCGGCGGTGCGGGCGAAGTCCGGCCTTGCCAACGTCAAATTCGTTTTTGACACCGACTACTACGTAGGCGGCTACAGCGCAGCGACGGAAGCGGCTCGCCAGCAGTGCATCGCGTATGCCAAGTCCTTGGCAAACGGCACGACCGTGTTTTGCTTTGACAGTGATGCGATCATCACCGACTACACGAATCCAAGCGCTCCGACATTCAAATCCGCATATTTCACATCGCCGAATTTTATTGGCGGTGATGGCGTTCATGCGGGGCCCACGGGCCTCGACGCGATGACATACGGGGACGGCACTACCCCGGGCCTGCAATCAGTTTATCGAGCCGCATTTGGTCTGGATACGCCGGCTGCTGACACTGCCGCTCCTGTCATGACGGGTGCCATCACGGTCAGCGGTCAAACCTCCAGCGGCTTCACCCTGACATGGTCCGCTGCAACTGATACCGTGGGCGTCGCTGGGTATGAGGTCGACAACGGTAGCGGCGCGTACGCGAGCGTTGGCAGCGCGCTGACACTCGTTGTAACCGGCAAAGCCGCCGCGACTGGACATGCTGTCCGGGTGCGCGCGAAGGATGCGGCCGGCAATTACGCGACGCCGCTCACTGCTACCGCGACGACATTGGCGGCCGCCGACACCACCGCCCCCGTAATGACCGGCGAGATCACCGTGTCTGCGGTCACCACGTCGGGCGCCATGCTGTCATGCCCAGCAGCGACAGATGCTGTCGGCGTTGCGGGCTATGAATACAGCATCAACGGCGGCACGAACTATAGCGTCATCGCTAACGCAGCTCGCTCTGTCACAGTTTCAGGCCGGCCTGCGGGCACTGCGCACTCCGTGCGGATGCGCGCGTTCGACGCCGCTGGCAACCGCGCCATGCCGCTGTCAGCAAGCTTCACCACGCTGGCCGAGCAGCCTGCGCAGAATGCGGTGGCGGCTTCGAAGGTGGCGGAATCCCGCCGGGTCGCGTTCCCGGGAGGCACTCGCGTGGTGTCATTTGGCACTGTGCCGAGTGCGGTCACGCCGAATGCCCCCTCCCTGGAAGCAGGGCGGTGGTGGAGCGAGAAGCACCCGCTCGATGAGCGCTATTGGGTGGCGGACATTACCATCGACCTGGACGAGCGCGCCACCACGGCTACGTCGGTGGAACGGATCGTGGCCGGCGTCACCGTGCTTGAGGAGCCCGTCATCCAGGGCAAGCTAATCCCGGTGAAGCTGGGCGGGTTCAACGCCGCTACCGGTGCGATTAACTACTGTACGTTCCGCGTCACGTGCGCGAACGGCGAGCGGTTCGACCGCACGATCTGGTTCAAGCAACCGGTCGGGACATGGTGGATCAATAAGGATGCCGACGACCAAAGCTATTACGTGGCCGACATTGGTAATGATCTGATCGATAGCGGCACAACTGCTACAGCGGTGAAGGCATTTCCGGTTGGTGTAGTCGAGCTTGTGCCGGCCGTAATTCAGGGCTTTTTGATACTGGTGAAATTGGGTGGAATGGACACGCTGCCGGCTGGGGTCAACTACTGTGACTTCCGCATCGACTGCGCCAACGGCGAACGCTTCTACCGAAGCATGCAATTTAATAGGGTTGATAACTGATGATCAATGCTTCTAAATTTCCGAGGGTGCCGGCTTTGCCCATTGCCGATGTTGGCCAGCCACCACCGGGCCGGATCGAGAGCGCACCCGTTGAACGCGAAAAAACTAAGTTGGGCGCTGGAGGCAGCGAGCAAAGCGCTGGTCTGGCACCGAAGACAATGGCACTTCGAGAAGGCCGTTACTACGTCGTCAGCGAAGAAAAATAGCCGCGTGAAAAGTTGTCTCAGTTTTCCGGGAATTGAGACAGGGAAATCCGCATCATGCGGATATGACGACGCCAACCACTCAGCCGAACGCTACCCGCTCCGCTACTGATCCCCGGAACATGCCGCCGCTCTCGCGCGGCGCGGAGCTCGTCCCATCCACGTTTAACGAAGCCGACAACACGATTGATGTTGTCTGGACGACTGGCGCAATGGGACGACGCTGGGACTGGTACAACGATACTCAATACGACGAGGAGCTGGTCGTCACGCCCGAAGCCGTCGATATGACGCGCTTCGACAAGGGCGTGGTTCAGGTTATCGACAACCACGATATCCAAGGTGGCCTCAAGTCGATCATCGGTATCGCCATTCGTGGCAGCATCCAGAACGGCGAGGGCAGTGCGACGCTGCGCCTTTCGACCCGCCCCGAGCTGGCCGGCATCATCGGCGACATCCGTGCCGGCATCATTCGTGGGATCAGCTTCACCTACCGCGTTTCCAAATACGAGATCACTCGCGCCATCGACCGTACCGATGGCATCAACGTGCCGCTGTACCGCGCCGTCGCGTGGGAGCCGTACGAGATCAGTTTCGTGACCGTCCCGTTCGACGCTGGCGCGAGTTCGCGCAGCGCGCCGCAGGACGGTCACCCATGCGAATTCATTACTCGGGCGCCCGCCCTTTCCGCTCCATCCAACCAGGACGACAACATGACCACTGCTACCCAATCGGGCGCCCCGAATCCAGCGCCTGCCGATCCAACCCGCGCCGCTCCTGTGCCAGCCCCGGCGCAATTGTCGGCACCAGTACCAGCACCTGCTGGCCCGACCGCTACGGACGACGTAGCCTCGCGCGCTGCTCAGGAAGCCATGACTCGCTCCGCTGACATCATGGAACTGTGCGCCCGCCATGGCGTAACCAATCTGGCCGCCGGCCTGATCCGTGGCGGCAACTCCGTCGACCAAGCCCGCGCTGCTGTGCTCGACGAAATGGCCCGCAACTCCACCGCAGGCGGTGGTCACCAGAACACCCGCATCCAGCTGATCGGTGACGCCCAACAAACGCGCTTCGCCGGTATGGAAGAAGCGATCATGCACCGCGTGTGGGCTGGCACCAAGATCACCGAGCACGGCAAACAGTTCCGCGGCATGAGCCTGCTTGAACTGGGTCGTGATTTCCTGGAAGAGCGCGGTGTCTCGACGCGTGGCATGGACCGTATGCGCCTGGCAACCGAGATGCTGACCTTCCGTTCGGGCATGCACGGCACCAGCGACTTCGCAGCGCTGTTCGGTAACGTCGCCAACAAGCGCATGCGCGATGCTTACGTCGAGAACGCCGGTACGTATACGCAGTGGGCGCGCCGCGCGCCGAACGCGCCCGACTTCAAGAACATCAGCATCGTCCAGCTGTCCGGCGCGCCTGAACTGCTGCAGACCAATGAGCACGGTGAATTCAAGTACGGCACGATGAAAGATGCCGGCGTTTCGTACTCGCTGGTGACCTACGGCCGCATGGTATCGCTCACTCGCCAAGCCATCATCAACGATGACCTGCGTGCATTCGAGCGCCTGGTCTCGGCCTTCGGCGCAAGTTCGAGCCGCCTGGAAAACCGCCTGGTGTACAGCCAACTGACGAGCAACCCAACGATGGGCGATGGCGAGCAGCTGTTCGATACCGACCACAAGAACATTGGTACCGGTGTTGGTTCGGCTCTGTCGCTGGCGGCATTGAAGGCTGGCCGCACCGCAATGCGCCTGCAGAAAGGCCTGCAAAACGAAGAGCTGAACCTGGCGCCGAACTTCCTGATCGTCCCAGCTTCGCTGGAACAGGATGCCTACGCCCTGACCAGCGCGAACTACGTGCCGGCCAAGCAGAGCGACATCAACGAATTCCGCAGCGGTGGCCGCACGGCTGTCGAGCCGATCGTCGAACCGATCCTCGACGCTATGAGCGACTCGGCATGGTACCTCGCCAGCAACAACAGCCAGGTCGACACCGTCGAGTACTGCTACCTGGACGGCGCAGAAGGCCCGGTCATCGAAAGCCAGACCGGCTTCGAGACCGACGGCGTGACCTGGAAGTGCCGCCTCGACTTCGCGGCCAAGGTCGTGGACCACCGTGGCCTGTACCAGGGCGTCGGCAAGTAAGCCGCCGCTGCCAGCCCATCCATTCATCACAGGAATCGAACATGAAGAATTTCATCCAGAGCGGTTGCACGTTGACCGTCATCGCCCCGGCCAACGTGCTGGGCGGCCAGGCGCTGCTGGTCGGCGCAATCTTCGGCGTCGCCTGCCACGACGCAGTGCAGGGTACGCCGGTCGAGATCAACCGCTTCGGCGTCTATGCGTTGGCCGCTGTTGCCGCTGATACCCTCGCTGCTGGCGACAAGGTCTACTGGGACAACACGGCGCGCCGTGCAACCAAGGTTGCCACCAACAACGTTCTTATCGGGGCGGCCGCATCTGCCAAGTCCGGCACCGAGGCCAGCGCTACCGTGCTGCTGGACGGCGTCATCCGCTAACCCACGCGCATGCTCTTCGCCAACCTCCAACTGGCCGCAAACAGCGCCGTCCTGAATCACCTGGCTAACAAGCAGGTGACGATAGGCGGCGCGGTTGTGCCGGGTATCTTCCGCAACCTGGTCAGCGAAGCTCAGCTGGGCATGGGGGTGGCGTCCAGCAGCCCGGTCGTCACCGTCGCGGACAGCGCGGTCATGGCCGAACCGGTTGGCAAGCAGATCACGATCGACGCTGTGCGCTACGAGATCCTCACCGCCGACCCGGACAACACCGGCCTGACCATTCTCACGCTGACCGTGGCTGCATGAAAACTGCCTTTGCAAACATCGTCAGTGCCGTGATCGCGGCACTGGAGGCGCAGCCGCCCGTGTGCAGCGCGATCTACCGCGCACGTGCCATGGCTGTGCCCGACCAGGACAAGCTGGCGATCAGCGTGCAATGGGACCAGTCAGTGCCAACTGGCGGCACGATCAACGGAGCGCCCATCGACTGGACGACCCGTCTCACCGTCGAATGCTACGCAGCCGGCATCAACGAGAGCGGCGACCTCGCGGTCGACCCGTTGCTCAAGGCAGTGTTTGAACGCCTGGCCGCCAACTCGACGCTGGACGGCGTCGTCACCGATCTGCAAGTGATCGGCGTTGAAGCCGAAAACACGACAGATGGAAAAAAAACCGGGTGGGTCCGACTCACCTACACCGCAGATCACCGCACCAGCAACTTCACATTGAGCTGACATGAATATCGACAAGACCCACGGCGCGCCGCCCGATGCGCGCGAAATCCCGCAGCCACCTGGCGGCGGTTCCTGGACGTTTGACCAAGATCGCTGGGAGTGGATCTCGAACGATCCGGTCCCAGTCCCTGCCGACGAAACCCCAGCTGCAGCCGTCGATTACGACGGCTCGGCCAACCAGGAGTAAGCGATGCCCCGCCTGATCAAGAACACCCTCGTCACAGCCAAAGTGCAGACGACCCCCGGCATGGATGCGGCGCCAACCGGTGCGGCCAATGCCGTTCTCATGTCGGAAGGCAGCATCACGCCGCTCGACGCGCAGGCTATCGACCGCTCGCTGATCCGTGGCTACTTCGGTGGCAGCGAGCAGCTCGTCGGCCCGGCCAGCGTCAAGCTGACGTATGCGGTCGAGCTGGCTGGTTCCGGCGTGGCCGGCACCGCGCCGGCCTGGGGCCAGCTGCTGCAGGGCTGCGCCGTTGCCGAAGGTCTGCTGGCCTCCCCGGCGCGAGTGGAATACACCCCAGTGTCCACGTCGCTCAAGATGCTCACCCAGTACTACTACGATGATGGCGCGCTGCACAAGCTGCTTGACTCGATGGGTAACTGCACGCTGTCCGCGAAGGTGGGCGAACGCCCAATGCTGCGCTTCGAGTGGACTGGCCTGGACGGTGGTATCGCTGTGGTCCCGAATGCCACCGGTGTCTTCACGCCGTGGAAGAAGCCTGTCGCCATGACCAAGGCGAACGTCATCGACATCACGCTGGGCGGCACGTACGCTGCTGGCGCGCTCAGTGGCGGCACTGTCTACAACAGCACCGGCCTGGAGCTGAACTTCGGCAACGTGGTGAATTTCAGCGCGATGCTCAGTACCGAGACCGTTGACATCTCCGACCGCCAGTCGACTGCCACGCTCGAGCTGGAACTGACGGCGGCGCAGGAGGTCGCGATGATGGCGTCGGTCAAGGCCAACGAGACGCAGGTATTGGGCTTCACCATCGGCACTGCTGCCGGAAACAAGGTGCTCGTCTTCGCACCAGCCGCCCAGCTGACCAATCCGCGCAAGTCTGAACTGAACGGCAAACGCCTGATCGGCTTTGACGTGCGCCTGGTCCCGGTCAACGGCAACGACGAGTGGCGCATCGTCGTCCTGTAACAAACACCCTCGTATTCACAACTGAAAGGAAACGCCATGGCGTTCAAACTCGTACGACTGAACAAGCTCCCTGTCCGCGTCAAAGGCGCCCTGCCAGGCGAAGACGGCAAGCCTGTCGCCTTCGACTTCACTCTGCACTGCAAACGCCTTACTCAGGCGGAAATCGACGACGTCATGAAAGACAAGCAGGGCGAGGTCAAGGGCTTCGTGCAAAACGTCGCTGAAGGCTGGGATGGCGTCTTGGATGCGAGCGGCGAGGCAGTGCCCTTCGCCAGTGAGCAACTCGACCAGATGATCGATAACGCTGGATTGCCGATGCTGATCATGCACGCATACCTCGAACAGGTATCGGCCACAGCAAAAAACTGACGGAGGTCGTGCGCCTAATGGCGCGCGGCCAAATCGAGTTTGGCAATGATGCTCCGGCTGAACACGATCACGTCAACGAAGCGCTTGCCGCCATGGGCCTTTGCGCCGAGGGAGGCGTAGCGCTGCAGGAAGATGAGTACTGGCTTTGGCCAGAGAACGACGAAGCCTTCTCGATGTGGCTCTCGGTGCAAACCCAGTGGAATGCTGGGATGGGCGGGGCGACAGGCTTGAACTATCCCGGTGTGGAAACTTGTCTCCGACTCCGGGGACTGAAGAAGAAGGCGCAGCAGAAGCTCTTTCTGCTGATTCAAATGATGGAGCGCGTGTGCTTGGAAGAGTGGGCGCGTAAGAGAAACAGCTAGGAAACCTCATGACCTCCCCACGCGCACTCATTGAAATGGTTGTTGACGGCGCTGCTGAAAGCCGTCGGCGCGTGGAGAGCGTTGCTGATGCGCTGCGCCAGATGAACGGTCAGTCGCTTCAAAACATCTCGAACCAGATGAACTCGCTGAACGACCGGTTCACTGGTTTGCAGTCGACCATCGGTAATGTCACGTCGTTCGCAATCGCTGGTGTATCGCTGGCTACCCTCGGCAGTAAGGTGGTCGGCGTCCTCGATTCAATGGGCGAGCTGGACGATCTGTCACAGAAGATCGGTACCAGTGTCGAAAGCCTGTCGCGCATCCAGCGAGTGGCCAAAACGTTCGGCGTGGATTTTGCCGGGACTGTTGACCCCGCCATGGTGAAATTGGCACGCAACCTCACGACCGTTGACGAGAAGTCGAGCAGGACTTCGAAAGCACTGGCAGCCATTGGCGTATCAGCTAAAGACAGTGCAGGCAAGCTGCGGGACCCCGGCCAGGTGATGATCGACGTTGCCAAAAGCCTTGGTCAGTACGAGGACGGTGCGGGAAAGGCCGCTGTCGTAACTGACCTGTTCGGCAAATCGGGCGCGGACCTTCTGCCATTTTTGAATGACCTGGCAGACAACGTCGATAAATTTTCTGGCGTCACCCCAGAGGCGGTTAAGCAGGCAACTGACTTGCAGGATAAGTTCGGGATGCTGAGCCAGCGCACGGACCAAGCCTTCACGTCGATCGTAACGGCGGCGCTGCCAGCGCTGACCGGGCTGTCGGAAGGATTCAGTGACGTACTGGAAGCTGAGAATGGGCTGATCAATAACGGTGAAATTGCCGAGTGGGCTGGCATGGCCGCGATGGGAATTGCCCGAGTAGCGGATGTGGCTGTACTGGCAGTTCGTGGATTTTCGGCGATCTCAAGTAGTTTGGGAGTGATCACCTCCGATCTTGAGGTGCTATGGACAGCCTCGCCTGCGAACATGGGCCTTACCTTGGCCAAAGGTGGATCGCCCCTTGCTGACCTGAAAAAAGTGGTTGCCGAGCGCAATCAAGTTTTGGAGGCTGCTAATGCGAAGTGGTCAGCGTTCTACAACGCTGACGGCAATATGTTCGAACAGGCAGTTAAAAAAAGACTGTCTGCAAAACTTGTTGATGCAAAGCCGCAAGCAGACGAAAAGCCGAAAGATAAAGATCTCAACGGCTACAAGCCAGGCAGCGACGCCGCAGACAAGGATGCAGAGAAGCAAGCCAACGCTTATCAAAATCTGACCAAAGCCATTCAGGCAAAGATCGTTCAAGCCAATCTCGAACTTAGCGCAGGTGCCCCCTTGCTCGCGAGCCAGCAGGAGCAGCTCAGCTTGACCGAACAATTGGCTGAGATGAAAGGAAAGCTTACCCCTATTCAATATGCCTATTTGGAAAGCCAGGCCAAGGAGCTTGTCACGAAACTGGAGGTGATCGAATCGAACAAGCGTGCGGCGGAAGGATTGGAGTCATACACGAAGCTCCGGCTCGCATACGAAACGAACGCCGCGAAGGCGGTCGAGAACGCGCAGACCGAGGCCGAGCGTAACGAGCAGCTCGCACTTTCGTTCGGGAAAACCTCCGGGCAAATCGCCGCACTTGAATTAGCGCGTTTGGAAGAACAGCTTGCACAACGTTCGTCTGCTGGTTTGACCCTCGACGAAATCGAGAATCTCGAGAAGCTGATCGCTGCAAAGAAACGTAGCTCAACCGCGCTTGGTAAGATCGATGGCTATGAAGCCAGCAAGAAATCGATCGAAGAACTTGACGCGTTCCTCGACCCTGCCAAGGCGCAGTCCTTCGGCGAGGCCCTCCGCGAATCGCTTGGTGGTGCTGGCACCGCGTTGTCTGCGCTGACCTCGACGCTCGACGGCTTCGGCAAACGGCAGGCAGAGATCGACAAGCACCGCGCAACGGCGGAGCGCGAGCGATTGATTGGCGCCATGAGCGAGCAGAAGTACATATCCGATATCGCACGCCTCAACGAGATGGAAACCAAGAATCGCCTGTCCGGGTACGGTGACATGGCGGGCGCAGCGTCTGGCTTCTTCGGCGAGCAGAGCCGTGGGTACCAGGCGTTGATGACGGTGTCGAAGGTCTTCCACGCCGCCGAGCTGGCGATGACGATGGCCGAGCTGGTGCCGAAGGGTATCGCCGCAGTGCTCAACCAAGGTACCGGCGACCCGTACAGCGCGTTCGGGCGTATGGCCGCCATGGCCGCTGTCGTCGCTGGTCTGGGCGTGGCCATTGGTGGCGTGTCGGGCGGTAGCAGCGTGAGCCTGTCGGAATCGCGCCAGAAAGAGCAGGGCACCGGCACCGTGCTGGGCTCGGACGCAAAGTCGGGCTCGATCGCCCGGGCACTGGCCGAGATCGAACAGTCGTCACAAAGCACCCTCGGCGTGAACAACGACATGCTGATCTCGCTGCGCAACATTGAGTCTGGCATCGGCCAGTTCGCATCGCTGCTCGTACGCACGACGGGCGTGACCGGCGAATTCGGCAAGGACATGAACAAAGGCGCGTTCGACTCGAAGGCGATCGGCATCGGGGGTGCTGCAGCTGGTGGTATCGGCGGTGCAATGGCTGGGGCCTACGTTGGCATGGGCACCAGCCAGATCGGTTTGCTGCTTGGCGGTCCTATCGGAATGGCTCTGGGCGCCGTGCTGGGTGCTGTCATCGGCAAGACCGTCATCGGCAAGGCACTGGGCAGCGTCTTCGGTGGCAAGCAAACGGTCGAAGACACCGGCTTCACCATTGGCAAGTCGAGCTACGGCAGCATTCTGAAGGATGGCGTCAATGCGTCCCAGTATGCCGACGTCAAGAAAGACGGTGGATGGTTCCGCAGCGACAAGAACAGCACGCAGAAGGAAGGGCTGGGCGCTGAAGGAAATCGCCAGATCGCCAGCGTGCTGACGTCGCTGTACGACACCGTGTTCAAAGCCGGCACCATTCTTGGACTTGGTGCTGACAGCTTCAATGCGCAGCTCAGCAGCTTCGTCGTGGACATCGGCAAGGTCAGTCTCAAAGGCTTGTCGGATGATGAGATCCAGGAAGAGCTGCAGGCGGTGTTCTCGAAGGTGGGCGACAATCTCGCAGCATCTGGCGTGGCCGGCCTTGAGACATTCCAGAAAGTAGGCGAGGGCTATCTCGAAACCCTGGCCCGGGTTGCCTCAAACTACCAGAGCCTGGATGCCATCATGGCGTCGATCGGGTCCACGGTCGGTGCGGCCGGCATTGCCAGCGTGCCGGCGCGCGAGCGTTTGATCGACATGTCTGGCGGCATCAGCGCGCTGGCCAGCCAGGTCAGTTCGTTCGCCGACAACTTCCTGACGGAGGCCGAACGCCTGGCGCCAGTGCAGAAGTTCGTTACCGACCAGCTCGCGAGCATTGGCATGGCCTGGGTCGACAACAGCACCGAATTCAAGAATGCCGCACTGGGCATCGACAAGACCACCGAGGCGGGAGCCAAGCAGTTCACCGTCATGATGAGCCTGGCCGACGCATTCGCCAAGGTGTACCCGGCGGCCAAGGATCTGAGCATGTCGATGCAGGAGATTGCTGAGGAGCGCACCACCCTGCAAGACAAGATTGATGAACTGTCCATGACGCGCGAGCAGCTGCTGGCCAAAGAGCGCGCCGCCCTTCACGAAACCAACCGGCCACTCTGGGACCGGATCCAGGGCTTGCAGGCAGAGGCTGCGGCGCAAGAGAAGCGGGCGCAGGAACGCACCACGTTGCAGGAGCAGCTCGACCAGCTGACGATGACGCGCGAGCAGCTGCTGGCGCGCGAACGCGCTGCACTGGACGAAGGCAACCGCCCGCTGTGGGATCGCATCCAAGCCATCCAGGCAGAAGCATCGGCGGTGCAGTCGGCCAAGGACGCGGCGGCCGGTTTGCTGAGCAACGTCGATAGCACGTTTGCCATGCTGGAGCGCGTCATCGACCGCGAACGCACGGCCCTGCAAACACAGATCGCCACCCATACCGAAGCAGCCAATAAGATCCGCGCGGTGTCTGACAGCCTGCGTAGCACGATCGGCAGCATGCAGGCACCGGATGATCCAGTCGTGGCACGCACGCGCGCTCAGAGCGATCTGCGCAGCTTTCTGGCGATGGCGCGCGATGGCGGTGCGTTCCCTGATTCAGCCAAGTTGCAAGCGACGTTAAGCGTGCTGTCGGCTGATGCAAGCTCGCAGTTTGAGAGCTTCGCAGACTACCAGCGAGATTTCTACTCGACCCGCAATGACATGTCGGACTTGGCCGCGTTGTCGGACGCTGCGCTTTCCACGGAAGAGCGCGCGCTGCAAACCCTGCAGGAACAACTGGATGCGTATGACGCGATGCTCAAACACGAGCAGGAGCAGATCGACATTCTCAAGGGGCAGAGCACGACGGGCCTGTCGATCTTGGAAGCGGTGAAAGCGCTCCGAGGAGCAATGCTCGCCGCGCAAAGCAATCCGGTCGTGGCAGCAGGATCGGCCATCAATTCGGCATATCAGACACACCTGGGCCGCGCACCAGATGCAGCCGGCTTCGAATGGTGGAACAACGCGGCGGCCAGTGGCACGCCGGTCTCGCAGATTGTCAGTGGCATCGCCAGCTCGACCGAAGCCGATCTCAACAAACTTTACGAGAGCGTCCTGGGGCGCAAGCCAGATGCCGAGGGTTTGTCCTTCTGGATGAAAGCGTACGGATCGACGATGGATGCTGCTGAAACTGCCGACTTCATGAAAGCGGCCCAGAAAAGCGACGAGTACAAAAAGCTCAACGGTATCCCGGGCTTCGCGGCAGGCGGTGACCATTCGGGCGGCTGGCGCATTGTTGGTGAGAACGGACCGGAGTTGGAAGCGACAGGCGCTGCACGGATCTTTAACGCGCAACAGACTCGCAACCTGATGGGCCAGCTGTCGAGCCCGAGCGAAAGTAATGCCGTCTTGGTTGCCGAGGTTCGCGCGCTGCGCGCTGAGCTGACGCTGCTGCGCGAGGAAAACAGCGCGGAAAACGCCGCGATCGCGAAAGGCGCGCAAGCAACCGCTAGTCACCTGGATGCAGCTATCAACGGCGATACGCCATTTGCGACCAAAGTTATTAAAGAAGTGAACCCAGCTAACGAAGTGAGTCCAACATGATCGTCGCAGACCCAGTAACCATGGGCGTTGTCACGTGCACGCGCGCCAGTTCGGCACCGTATTACGACCGCAATGGTGTGCAGCAGATGGCACCTCCAAATACTTTACGTGTCACCTACGATCCTGCTGATTTGAGCAAGGCGCCCTATGTCCTGCTCGATGCAGGTGAGGTGATCGGACCCGGTGCAGGCGTTGTGTATTGCAATGTCCCGATTGCTGAACCCTCCCACAGCCTGACGGTTACCTACGCAAAAGACGCGCTCGTTCATGAGCCGGCGTCGCAGAAGGTCTATCAGTCGCTCCTCGCCAACAACGTCGGCAAAGCACTGACTGATACGACGGCATGGACCCCGCGCGGCGTGACGAATCGCCGCAAGATGCTCGATGAATACAACAACACGCAAACTGAGGTTGCAGATGAAATCCTGCTGGTTGTGGCGCCGGAAACGGTTTGCCAAGCAGTCTACCTTGGCAACCTGCTGGGTGACGAAGTGCGCATCAGCGTGGTCGACCAAGTCGAAGGCCTTGTGTACAGCGAGATCAACGAGCTAATCGAGTCGACGTCTGATAGTTCGTTCTTCAACTGGT